ATATATGGCGACCCAGCTGGTGACTTCCGAGCGCAAACAGATGAATCAACTCCTTTTCAAATACTTCGAGGAGCTGGATTGAAAGCTGTGCCAGCTCCTAGTAATAGTGTAGACCTACGACTTGAAGCTGTTGCTTCTCAACTAACTAAGATGTCTGAAGGATTGCCAGCATTCTTAATTGATAGAAGGTGTCAAACATTAGTAAAAGGTTTTCAAGGTGGCTACTGCTATAGACGTATGCAAGTATCTGGAGAGCGATATGATGATAAACCTGAGAAAAATATGTACTCTCACATTCATGATGCCTTGCAATATATGATGCTTGGTGCTGGTGAGGGTCGTAGTTTGATAGCTGGTCAGAAACCAGTCAAAGCGTTCAACGCAAGAAAAGGCTTTGATATTTTTAAAAGAACGGCTAATGTTAGAAAAAATACTTCATTCTGGAACAGACTATAAGGAGGTTCGATATGTGTTTTGGTGGTGGTGGAAGAAGTGAGCCTGAGAAAGTAAGCCCAGTTGTTACTGAGGAACAAAAGGCAAAAGAAGCAGAAGAGAAGAAAAGAACCAAACAAAAACGAGACCAAGAGCTTGAAGATACTGTAGCGGCACAAACTCCCATAGCAACTTCAATGACTTATGATACTGGTGCAAAAGCTGGTCAAACAGTCATGAGAGGTAAAAGAAGTAGAAGTGCATTATATACTTCCAATCGTGGTGGCATGGGTTACAGGAGAACATTTGGATGAGCCATGGTTCTGATGAAGAGCTTATTAATTCATTCTTGAAGAAGTATGAAACAGCTAAATCACTAAGACAGAGATGGGAAAGTTTGTTTGATGAGTGTTATGAATATGCATTACCCATGCGTCAAACCTTCGCTACACAATCAATAGGTGAAAGAAGAGATGATAAAATCTTTGATGAGACTGCTGTTGTTGGAGTACAGGAGTTTGCGTCGCGACTACAAGCTGGTCTTGTTCCTAACTTTGCTCGTTGGGCTGACTTTACTGCTGGTAGTGAGGTGCCTAAAGAACAACGCGATGGCGTAAATAACGAACTCGAAGAGGTAACTGAATATGTCTTTGAGGTTATTCAGAACTCAAACTTTGGTCAGGAAGTACATGAATCATTTATGGACTTGGCACTTGGTACTGGTGTTCTTCATGTCGAGGAGGGCGATGCTATTAATCCTGTTAATTTTACAGCTTTGCCTCTTCCTCATGTTGTTTTGGATGTTGGTCCTGACGATAGGATTGACCATGTTTATCGAGAGAGGGATGTTCGGTATTCTGACTTGAAGATACTATATCCTAAAGCAAAAATAAATCCACGACTTCAAAGTCAAATGACAGCTACTCCAGATGCTAGAACAAAGGTTCTTGAGATTATCTGTCGTAACTATACTAAGCCAAATGAAGATGCATATTACTGCATTATCTTTGATATCAATACAAAGTGTCTTCTGAAGTATGAAGAGTACAAAGGTACTGGAAGTAACCCTTTTATTTGTTTTCGTTGGAGCAAAGACCCCGGTGCGGTCTATGGTCGAGGTCCACTTATCAATGCATTAAGTGCAATTAAGACTACCAATCTTACAATAGAACTTATATTAGAAAATGCACAAATGGCTATATCTGGTGTGTATCAGATGGATGATGATGGTGTTATCAATCCTGATACAATTAATCTAGTGCCTGGGACAGTCATACCAAAAGCGCCTAACTCTGCTGGACTGCAACCAGTTAAGGCGGCTGGGTCATTTGATGTAGCAAACATCATACTCTCAGACATGAGACTAAATATAAAGAGAGCATTGTATAATGATATGCTTGGCAATCCAGATAGAACGCCAGCAAGTGCTACAGAAATAGCAGAACGTATGGCAGATTTGTCAAGACGTATTGGTTCTGCATTTGGTCGACTGCAAGCTGAGTTGGTACAGCCAGTTCTCCAGCGTGTGGTGTACATATTGAAGAAGCAAGGGCGTATAAAAATACCGACAATCAATGGCAGACAAATCAAAGTTCGTTCTGTTTCACCACTATCGCAAGCGCAATCAAACCAAGACATCACATCAATCAATAGGTTTTTAGAAATGGTTGGTGTTCGTTTTGGACCTGAGTTAGTTAATATTCTTATCAATTCAGAAGAAACTGCTGTATATCTAGCCAAGAAGTTTGGCGTTCCAGATTATCTCTTGAGAGACTTGGAGGAACGTAAACAGATTATTGCTATGGCACAACAGCTACAACAACAACAAGCAATGATGCAACAACAAGGTATGATGCCACAAGAAGGGACTATGAATGAACAAGCCAACTAATATCTCAAGCTTAGATGGATTCCCAAGAGGAACATCTGATGAACAGAATATATCATTAAATTTTGTTTCTCTGTTTTCATCTCCAGCTGGAGCAGAAGTTCTCAAGTATTTAAGAAGTGTAACAATAGAAGCTGTACATGGTTCAGCTGTAACTAACGATACACTCCGACATGCAGAAGGTCAGCGATATATTGTTGGCTTAATAGAAAGACGTATTCAACATGGACATAAGGTGAAAACAAATGAGTGAAGAACAATCAGAACCACAAGAGCAACAAACAATAGAAGTTCCTCAGGAATATGCTGATGCAAGACCTGAATGGCTACCTGAAAAATTTAACTCTCCTGAAGATTTAGCTAATAGCTACACTAATTTAGAATCTAAGATTGGTCAAAAAGAAGAAGAAATACGCAATGCTGTTATGGAAGAGATACAAGCTGAAGCATATGCTGATAGACCAGCAGAAGTAGGTGATTACATATTACCTGATGTAATTGATGACGAAGCGGCGCAAGATAATGAACTTCTCAACTGGTGGGCTGACCATGCTTTTGAAAATGGTTTTAGCCAAAAAGAATTTGAAGAAGGTATTATGATGTTTCATGAAGCTGTCAATGATGGCTATGATGTTGAGTATGAAATGCAAGAACTTGGTGACCATGCAGAAGAGCGTGTAAGTGCAGTTGGTTCTTTTGTAGAAGCAAACTTTCCAGAAGACTTACGACCAGCTATTGATGATTTATGTGCTACAGCAGATGGCATTAAGGTTGTTGAGTTTATGATGGAGTCTCTCAAAGAAAATCCAGTATCAGGAACTGGTCAACCAGTTGCAGTTCTTACAGATGATAAGTTAAAAGAAATGATGCAAGACCCTCGATACTACAGTCCTAACCAACGCGACCCAGCCTTTGTCAAAATGGTTGATGAAGGATTTAAGAAGATGTATAACAGATGACCAAAAAAAAAGTAAAAAAACCGATAAAGTATTGACATATATAACCAGAGGCAACCTTGAGTTCAGACCATGCGTTGTATCTGATGTTGATATTATTCTCGATAATATGCGCTTACCTGATATCAGGGAGTGTGCATTGGTTGGGGTAACACCCATGATTGCTCTTCATGTGCCATTTGAAGAAGAAGGTGCAAGAGGATTTACAATCTGTCATAAGAAAAAACCAATAGCTATGTGCGGCATCACTTCTATGGATAAGTACATGCACACTGGAAAGATTTGGTTTCTCGGTACTGATGAAGTGGATGATATTTGGAAATCATTCTACAAACATAGCAAACTTATACTTAGTTTTCTTGCTATAGGCTACGATGTAGTAGAAAATTATGTGCCAATTGACCATGAAAAAACTATTAGATGGCTGAAATGGATAGGCTTTCAGGTAGAAAATCAGCAGTATTTTATCAATGACCATGAGTTTGTGCGAGTTTTCTATTGCAATTTAAATAAATTTGAGTCTAATAATAGATTAAGTGAAAGACCCGTACTGCATTAGAGAAGCCCTATACGGATAACTTCGTTGAAAATAGCAAAGGACAATCGGAAGCGGAAACTGAAACTTAACTTATGAGGTGCTAATATGGCGAGTACTATTGACACAGCCTTTATTAAGCAGTTCGAATCTGAAGTTCACCTTGCTTATCAGCGTATGGGTTCTAAGCTTAGAAACACTGTACGAATGGCAAACAATGTGACTGGTAACGTTGTACGTTTCCAGAAGATTGGAACTGGAAGTGCGAGTACCAAGTCCAGAAATGGTCTTGTGACTCCCATGGAACTAGCGCATACAAACGTCGAGGCGACAATGAGTGACTTCTATGCCGCAGAATATATCGACAAATTGGATGAGCTAAAAACAAACATCAATGAAAGACAAGCAGTTGCGACTTCAGCGGCGGCGGCTCTTGGTCGTAAGACTGATGAGATTTTGTATACAGCAATGGATGCTGGTGCAAACTCAACTCAGATTCATGACACAAGTGGTGCTGTTGAAAAAGCAGACTTGTTGACATTGTTTGAAACCTTCGGTACTGCAAACATCCCTGAAGATGGTGGCAGATATCTTGCGATGCATCCAAAGGGTTTTGCAGATTTATTTAACATAAATGAGTTTGCATCGTCCGATTTTGTGGGTGAGCAGAATCTACCATTTGCTGGTGGTATGACCATGAAACAATTTCTTGGTTTCCAAATCTTTTCAACTGCGGCAATCACAGCTGGAAAGAATATGGCATATCATACTACAGCCGTAGGTCTTGGTATTAACTCTGATGTTCAAACTGAACTTAACTATGTTCCAGAGAGAGCGTCACATCTTGCAACGTCTATGATGTCTATGGGTGCTACTGTCATTGATGACAATGGTATCTATGAAGTCCTAGACAATAACACATAGGAGATATTGACATGGCTTATAGTGCTAGTGGATTATCTCGATTAGCTGGTGCATCTAATCTCAATCTTTGGGCTTATACAACTACAGACGCTATTGCGGCTGTAAACTCTGAAGGTTATTTTAATGATGCCGCAAACATGCTTGCTGTTCGAGATGTTATTATTGTTGCTGATACAAACACTCCTACGACAAACTTTGTGACCGTTTTGTCAAATACTGGGACTGTAGTAGATGTATCTAATGGTACACCTATTGCTGAAACAGACAGCGACTAATGACTTCAACTGCGGCAGATAGCGCAATAGATATATCGAGTCGCGCTCTTATCTTGATAGGAGCTGAACCGATAACTTCTTTTACTGATGGTACAACAGAATCATTAGTAGCTGGGAGTCTCTATGAAGATATCTGCCGCAGTGCTTTATCAAATACACGTTGGAGATTTGCTACTAACCAAGCTGTTCTTAACAGATTGACAGACGCTCCAACTGGTCGATATGACTTTGCATATCAATTACCAGCAGATACATTGCTGGTTCATGCCGTTACTGTAAACGATGCACAAATCCAATATCAAATATATGGTGACATGGTATTTGCTGATACATCAACTCAAGATGAAGTTATTGCTGACTTCACATTCCGAGCGACAGAAGAAAACTTTCCAAGTTATTTTACTATTGCTCTTGAGTATGGATTGGCTTCTGCTTTCGCTACTTCTATTGCAAGAGATGGACAGCTTATGCAGTTAATGTCAACGATGGCAGATAGAGCTATGTTGAAAGCTCGAAACATAGATTCACAACAACAAACAACAAGGACTATACCTCAAACAAGATTTAGTGCTTTTAGGAGAAGCTAATGCAGAAAGCAAGAGTACCTCTTACAAACTTTCAGTTTGGTGAAGTTAGTCCTAGTTTGATATCAAGAACAGATACAAGAGTATACAATAACTCTGCACAAAAGATTGAGAACTTTTTTCTAAGAGCAGAAGGTGGTGTTATCAAACGCGCTGGTCTCAAGAAGATATATGAGTTCGATACATCAATTGATACTGCGAAAGTCCAGCAACATAGGCTGGTGCCATTTATATTTTCTGATGATGAGAGATATATTGTTTCTCTGGAACACCAGAAGATAAGAGTATTTCAAATAGATACGAGTAACAATGTGACGTTAGCGGCAACTCTGACAGCAGATTCAAGTGGTGCAAATATTCCAATTACAAATCTAAATATGCATGAGGTTACTTATGCACAAGCTGGTGATGTTATGTTTATAGCACATCAAACATTTATGGTGCGTAAGCTTGTGCGTACTGGACTAACATCATTTCAAATGGAGACAAAAACATTTGATACACAATCTGCTGGTGCAAAGATTTACCAGCCTTATTTTCAGTTTCAAGACTTGGGTGTTACACTTGACCCATCAGCTAGTTCTGGTAACGGCATTACTCTTACAACAAGTGAAGCCTATTGGGATTTAACTGGCTCACAATCAGGTGGTAACTATCCTGATTCAAAACATGTTGGTCTTACAATAAAGTACCATGACCAAGAAATAACAATTACTTCTGTTCAGTCAGCAACTCAGGCAACTGGTAATGCTCTTGCTACTTTGAAGAAAAAACTAAAGGTTGATTCTTTTCGGACTGACAATGGCGTGGCTACTGTTACAGTTACGTTAGTAAATCATGGATTCTCTGCTGGTGATGCTTTTGTGGTATCAAATGCAAATACAGTTGGTGGCATTGCCGCAAGCAATCTCAATGGCTCAAGAACAGTTCTTGAAGTAATTGATGATAATGTTTTTACTTTTAATGCGGCGGCAAATGCAAACGACTCTGTAGCTGGTGGTGGCACTCCCTTCCTCGAAACACATGCGCCAGCTACGAACTGGTCTGAGCAGTCTTATTCTGTTCTTCGAGGATTCCCTGGAGCTGTTACATTTCATCAAAACAGATTGTGGTATGCTGGAACTATTGCACAACCTGACGGATTGTGGGCAAGTAAATCAAATCAGTTTTTTAATTTTGATATAGGCGATGGTAGTGATAATGACTCTATTGATATTCGTGCGGCAATCGGAGAAGTAAATACAATCAAACATCTGGTATCAAACAGAGACCTACAAGCATTTACATCTACTGATGAATTTATTGTGCCAGCTTTTGTCGAGAAGCCTACAACCCCTACAAATGCTACAATCAAAAGACAGACACCTTTTGGTTCTTCTTTCGTAAGACCCTATGTGTTTGATGGTGCTACTGTTTATGTTCAAGGTTCAGGTGAGATAGTAAGAGAGATGCTGTTTGATGACGGACAAAATGCTTATACTGGACAACCGATATCAAGCCTCGCCTCTCATTTGATACAAAATCCTATACAAGCTAGCACTCTTGCTGGTGGTATAGACAGAGCTGAAAGTTATTATTTTCTTGTAGATGCCAATGGAACTCTTGGTGTTTTCAATTCTAACAGAGGTGAACAGAGATATGGCTGGACACAGTTTACCAGTCAAGGAACATTTCATTCTATTTGCACAGTCGATACAAGAGTGTATGCTGTAGTTAAGTTTGATAAGGGAGATGGTACAAATAAATATATTCTATGTGAGTTTGACAGTAGCTTTAATACTGATATGGCTAAAACATATTCTGGCTCTAACGGAGTCTTCTCCGTCAGTTCTGATTTTGCTAACGGTGCAGTCCTCGATGTGGTCTCTGGCACTCATTATCTTGGTCAGTTTACTGTGGCTGGTGGGAACATCGATGTATCAGCTGTGGACAACTCTCTTTCATCAGCAGAAATAGGATTCAAGTTTGATGTAACTTTAAAAACCAATCCAATCGATACACTGGCACAACAAGGTCCAATGACTGGAGAGCCAAGAAGCATGAACAAAGTAATATTAGATTTGTCGAATACATTGTCAGTATCTGTAAATAGTAATAATTTAATTATTCGTCAGGTAACTGATGATTTAAGTTTGGCAAGGCAAGCTGTAACTGGCAAGAAAGAATTTAGATTGTTGGGATATTCTAAAGACCCACAAGTAACAATAAGTCAGTCAGCTCCGTTGTCATTACAAGTCAACTCATTGGTAGCAGAGGTAACATTCTAATGAATCCATTCGCAATATTAGGTTTTGCTGGTTCTCTTCTAAGCGCAAGCGCAACGATTGCTCGAGGTAAAGAGATAAAACGACAGAAAGAAATGGAAGCGGCACAGCTTGAACAAGAAAGAGTACAGCGTAAGATACAAACTATGGAAGCGCACAATGATATTCTTGACCAGCTTGATGAAGCAGAAGAAGTAAATGAAGCGCAGTTTGCTTTTATGAATAGAGATGATGATAGGTCATTGAAAGCATTTAAGGATTCTCAAAAGTCATTAGCTAGTTCCGATATAAAAAGACTAGACTTTCAAGGTCTTGCACAAATGGAACAACTTCGATTGAGAAGGTTGGGAGCATTACGTGCTGGTGATGCCGCATTGAGAGCATCTCAAGTTTCTGCACTTAGTACAATCGTTGGTGGAGCTGGTGATTTTTATAGAAGCATGTAGGTTGTTATGGTTGCAAAATATAGAAGACAAGTAAGAACTGGTGAGATAGGAGTAATCCGAGCTGACATGAGTGTCGCTAATTCTCTTGGTGAGATATCAAATGCTGTAAGTAAAATGTCAAACGATGCATTTAAGTTTGCGGCAGACCAAGCAGAAGAGCGTGGTCGTGATTACATCTCTAGCAAAAGTGATGACCAAATATTTGGTATCGACCCTGAGACTGGTAAAGCAAAGAATGTAATGACAGAGTTGCTGGCAGACTTACCAGCTAAAGGCTATGGTATGATTGCTCAAAATGTTATTAAGTCAGAAGCCGCTAAAAGATTTGGTCTTATTCTTGAAACAAAGTTTCGTGAGCAAGGAGCAAATGCTCAAGCTAAGTTCCCACTCAATCCGGGCAAAGCAAGTGCAATGCTCGAGGAGTTTACCGATGAGCTAGCTTCAAAGTATGAAGGCGAATATAAAAACAAAATACTTTCCTACGGAACTTCTTATACTTCTGGAGTTCGGAATACTTTACTTATACGTCAAGCAAACAATCAAATGCAGATTGGTGCAATGAATAATGCTCGTATTAAAACGAGCTTTGTACAAAATGAGCAATCAATCGCTGAAACAAGTGACCACTCTACAGTTCAAAAATTAATAAAAGAAGCTGATAATCCAACTGGAGATAAGCTAAAAGATATTCATAGTACATCTAATAGTGACCATCAGTTTACTGGTGGTAAGGCAGAAAACGCAAATCAATTTAAGAAACGTCACAAGTCAAATATAGCTGTTGCCAGAATAAAAGGAATACTTCGTCAATATAGTGAAACAGACCTCAAGCCTCACATGACAATAGTTCAGGTTGCTAATGGTGCCGCCTTCAAAAATATAGAAGGTGTTTCCGCAGTACATAATAAACAAATAAGAGAAATGCTCACACATGTTACTGCTTATGAAGAAGGTCGAAGTGATTTAAATTCAGCTGTAAAATCGATGGTAGCAAATCAAAATGCTATTAATAATTATGTAAATCAGCAGACTGCAACAAACGAATCTGAACTTATAGAATCTCTTGGTGAGCAAGCATATAATCAGAGAGTTGA